TACAAGAAAAAGAACGGAAGCAAAGTAGTCAAATCGCAGCCTGTAGCAATTGTGGGCTTCGGCAAACCAAAGTTCAAGGAGACAAAATGAACGCAAAGTTAAAAGCAGCACTTGAGTCATACGCACGATCTTTTGTGGTTGCGGCCATCGCCGTTTACTCCGCAGGGGAAACCGATCTAAAGGCCATCTTGATTGCTGGCTTGGCCGCAGTTGCTGGCCCAGCAATACGCGCTATCAATCCTAAGGACCCAGCATTTGGCTTTATTGCCAACGCGGTCGATGTTGAGATTAAGGCGCTCGCCAAGAAGTCCACAAAGAAAACTAAGTAACCGCAGCGAATTGCACCCGACTTTCTCTCGAGGTCGGGTGCTTTCTCTTTCATAACTGTTAAGGTACCCTTTAGGCTCGAGGAGGCATCATGCTTAATGACAAATTTATCGAAATCCTGGCAAAACGATCTGTTCGGCGTGGATCACAATATTGCGCGTATCAAGAAATGTATAACGCGTTAAATAAAGAGGATCAGAAGGCTTTAGATGATGCGTGGGCCAAGAACTATCCTACAAACTTAATAGTTCAAGCCTTGCGATCTGATGGGCATAAGTGCAGTTCTGATTCTATTCGACTTCATAGAAACGGCACTTGCAGATGTCCGAAGGAATAGATGCGCTGTTAAAAGAACGCGGCAGAATGTATGGCCAGGCTGTTGATAACTTCACAGCCATTGGCCGAGGCTGGGGCGCAATTCTAAACATCGAGGATATTCCACCGTATCAAGTGGCCCTGATGATGGACTTTCTTAAAACGATCCGTTGCGCAATTAATCCAACACACGAGGACTCTTGGCAGGACAAAGCGGGCTATTCGGAACTAGGGAAACGGATTGCTCTCGATGAGTCTTAAAGATCAATTTGATGAGATGCCTGAGGGCGTTGAGTCCAACGATGTGAAAGAACTGCGCCAGGCGATGCTTCGCTTGCAGAAGCAACTGAAACAATCCAAAGAACGCAATGAAGACTTGGTATTTGCTACTCGCCAAGCAGCCTACGATGCCATGCTTACTTTTGGCAAAATCACGCCAGTTCCAGCAGTTACTATTGATAAACGCAAAGCCAAAGGTGAAGTGGCCCTGTGGCACATGACGGATTGGCAAGGCGCAAAACGCACCTCCAGTTACAACTCCCAGGTGATGCGCAAAAGAGTGATGGAATTTGCTGAAAAAGCGGTAAGAATTACCGACATTCAACGCGCTGATCACCCTGTAAAAGAAGTAACCATCGCGTTTGGTGGCGACATGGTTGAAGGCCTGTTTAACTTTCCAAGCCAAGCATTCGAGATTGACAGCACCTTGTTTGAGCAATATGTTAATGTTTCACGCCTTTGCGTTGATGTTGTTCGTTTTGCCCTGGCTAACTATGAAAAGGTTACGGTGGTTCCCGAGTGGGGAAATCACGGTCGCATTGGATCAAAGCGCGACAATGTTCCACGGTCGGATAACTTTGACCGAATGTGCTACGAGTTGGCCCATCAATTACTGCAAGGCGAAAAGCGCCTGGTTTGGCAGGACTGCCCTGAGGATATTCAACGCATCGAGATCGGTAACTACCGAGCGCTCTTAATTCACGGAGATGAAGTAGGCCGCAACGGATTTGCTTCCCCTGGTGCAATCGTTCAACACGCAAATAAATGGCGTTCGGGTTCTTATCCCTGGGAGTTCCGTGATGTTTACATCGGTCACTATCACACGCACGCAGAGTGGTCTATGGCCAACGGACTCGGAGCGGTTTATCAAACAGGCTCAACGGAGTCCGACAATCGTTATGCAGGTGTGATGCTTGCAGCCAGCGCAACTCCATCGCAACGCCTTCACTTCATTGATCCAGTAAAAGGTCGTGTTACAGCCGCTTACAAAGTTTGGCTAGATTGAGGCTTCGGCTGCATCCACAGCGTCATCAACAGAGTAGTAATGTTCCTTAGAACATTGTCCACATTCCTTGCACATCAATCATCCTCATAATCATCACCGTAATCGCTGGTGATCAACCTCATGTCAGCGATGTCCACGCCGTTTTCTTTTGCTTTATCCATCGCTTCTTTGAATGTGGTTAAGCAACGGTTGGTGAGATCGGAAACCATGTCGGGATATTGGGCTTCAGTTCCCAATTCCACGGCAAGGCCACCTAGTCGGATCGAGATTTGTGAATAAGCCATGGGAGACCTCCTTGCCGAAATTATGCCTGTAATGCCGCCTGTAATGAATCCGCCGCGCCCGAACAAGGGGTCCTTCCAAATCCTGGGGGTTTGTGCCAACCTTAACCCACCAGGGCGAAAGCCCCCAAACTGAAAGGAAGGCCCCATGGCAGAGAAATACAGCCTTGAGGATTACGAAACGGTCGAATCGCGTCTGCGCCGACTATATGAAAAGTACCCATCTGCACGATTGCTTACAGACCTGATCTACCAGGATGAGCGCCGCTTCATCTGCAAGTCATTCTTGTATCTAGATCCCAAAGACCCAACACCGCACTCCACAGGTTTTGCCGAGGAGATTGTTGGCGCGGGCTTCGTGAATAAAACCTCAGCCCTCGAGAACTGCGAAACTTCCAGCATTGGCCGTTGTCTTAGTAACTCGGTCCTGTGCCTTGGCGCACCAGTTGGCAAGCGCCCATCGCAAGAAGAGATGCAAAAGGTCGAGCGTTACAAAGCCGAACCACGCAAAACGGCGGTCAAGAAACTGTCGTGGACCGATGATCAATTAAAACTGGCCGAAGCAGCCATTCAGACGGTTGCGGCAATGAGCGACAAGGATAAGTTGCGCGAGTTGTGGACTGGCAGCGCGGAGATTATTGATGCGCCAATAAACGGAACAACCCTGAAAGATGTAATAAATGCTCGCGTTGCGGAGTTAAGCGCCTGATGAAAAATAAGGTTGTTATTGCACGCAACGCACAACGAACCTCTATCGCAGCCGCGCAAAAGGTCCTACCCAGGACTGGATCATTACGCCGCAAGGTTTATGAATACATCTTGGGCCAGGGCTTGCGCGGGGCAACCGATCAGGAGATTGAGAAAACCCTGAGCATTGAAGGTAACACGGTGCGCCCAACCCGCATCAGCCTGGTCAAAGATGGCTACATCTTAGACACGGGAACAACGCGTAAAAACCAACACAACAATGACTGCATCGTTTGGAGAGCGGTCGAGGAAGGAATGATGTTATGAGCGACAAAACTAAGAAGTTCCAGCCCAGCGCTGGCTTTGTGGTATCGGTTCACATGAACAAGTTGGGGATCAGGGCCGTGGCCGCTGAGTTGGATGGGATGTTTGCTGAAACCTTGGCCGAGGCGATGGATAAGGCTGGGTTCCAGTTGGTTCCCGATCCATTTAACCTGACAAGCGATGCCAAGAAGGTAATTGAAATGGAAGAGCGGCAAAAGACCGCTGGATTAAAACTGGTACAGGAACCCGTACAAGATGAGGAGGCGGTTGATGAACCAAGTGGTGACTCCACAGCAGATTGAAGCGCGGCTTTACGCTTTATCCAAAGAAGTCGATGAAGGACACGAAGGCTTGGTGCAAGCCGAACAAGCGTTTCATCAAAAGACCGCTGAGTACGAAGTTGCGATGGCACGCAGTCGCATTTCTTTGGCCAGCAAGTCATCGCCAACTGGAAAGAATTACACGGTAGGCGAGCGCGAGGACATGGCAATTATAGAAAATGCAGAGCAACACTTTATGATCGCCACCGTGGAAGCCCAGGTAAAAGCAGCCCGAGCAAATGTGCAAAGGTTAAAAACCCAGGTAGAAATCGCACGATCCATGAGCGCTTCAGTCCGAAGCAGTATGGATTTAAGTTAATGGCTATTGATCCAAACGACTGGAAAATGGCCGAGCGCATTGCTGAAAACAGCAACACTTACAAAACGCCCCAGGAAGTTCTAGCGGCGTTTGAAGAGTTTATGAAGCAAGTTGAATCTAACGAGGAAGAAGGCGAAAATGAAAAGGATTAGTTCAGTTATGGCGGCGCTGTTAGCGCTTGGGATAATGCCAAGTGCAATTGCGGATGTTTATGTAAAGGTCGATGCCAATGGTAATGCGATAGGTGGGGCGATAGTTTGTGATGCTTCAACCTGCGGCGAGGGATCATTGTACTCGCAATTAACACTTGGGCCTGGTGAGCGTTATGTTTTGCAGGGGTTGGGCCATGTAGGAATTGGAAACAACAACCCTGGAGTAGATGTGAAGGTGGACATCCCAACACAAACTTGGACCGTGACAAATAACAACACGCTTGATCCAGTTGTGACAACTTTCACCCCTTACGATCCACCAAGCCCAGCGCCCGTTGCACCTGTTGTAGTCGAAACGGCAACTGCAACATCCGACACCGCCACGGTCACAATTAAAACTGACACGGCAACTGCAACCGTGGAAACTTCAACCGTAACTGTTGCAGACCTGGATGCCAAAATAAAAGAACTGCGCACCCTGATTGCCTGGATTGAGGCATTGTTGGCGAGGTTGTTCAAATGATAGATTTACAAGGAATGCTTATTAAATCGCTGGAGGCTTTTGATTCACAGCGCGACCGATCCCAACAGGTAGAAGTTGGGCCATCAGCCATCGGCGGTTGCCGCCGCCAGGTTTATCACATCCTGAAGCAAAGCCCCAAGGTCAACTCTGAGACCGAGTCTTTGGCTTCAATCCTGGGAACTTTCATTCACTCAGGTATTGCAGAGGCCATCAAACGCGAGGACCCATTTGGCGATAACTTCATCATTGAGCAAGAGGTAACCTTTGGGAACCTTAAGGGCCATGTCGATTTATTTATCAAGGACCTGGGCATGGTTGTCGATTGGAAAACCACAAAGAAAACATCTCTGCGCTACTTCCCCAAGTTGCAGCAACGAATGCAGGTTCAGGTTTACGGTTATCTCTTGGCCCAAAACGGCCACGAAGTAAAGAATGTCTCCTTAGTTGCGATCCCACGCGATGGAATTATGACCGAGATTCGCGCCCATGTGGAACCTTACGATGAAGCCCTGGCTCTTGAAGGTTTGGCCTGGCTGAATGATCTCAGAGCGCTTGTTGCTTTAAACGGCCCAGCACCCGAACCAACCGAACGCATAAACTTCTGCGCTGCATATTGCGACTTCTACGACCCGACTGGAGAGGTGGGATGCCCGAGTACAAGCAGGTAAATTGGGAGGATGCAGAATGTCGTGGCACTTATACCGAGTTGTTTTATCGGGTGGAGGAAGAGAGAAACCAGTCTGCCTACAAGTACATCAACGCGGTTCGCACGATTTGCGGCCGTTGCCCGATCCAACGAGAATGTTTGGCCTACGCCTTTGGCAACGAGGACTTTGGGGTGTGGGGCGGTTTGACCAGCCTAGAAAGGCGATCAGTTGGCGACCCCGAGAAGTATCCGATCCAGTTAAACCGAGCGCT